TGTAGCTGCGTTAGTAATTTCTAATTCATTTACAGCAGATGTTTCTGTTTGTAATAAAATTAGTTCATTGCCATTAGCGTCAGCAATAAAACCACCATCAGTAAATTTAGGTGCTGTAAGTGTTTTATTAGATAATGTGTCTGTAGTTGAAGCAGTTATGAAACCTGATGATGAGTTATCGTATTGTGATAAGTCGTTATCTACAACTAAATCAATTGTACCATCAGCGTCTTGATAAGTTGCTGTAATTAATGTTTCAGTATTTCCACCGAACATCGCTCCAGCAATATCTTGTACACGCTCAGCATTTAATGTAACATCACCAGAAGTTACTGTGAAGTCTGTTGCATCAAATGTAGCGATACCTTTATTAGTATCAGTTGCGTCTTCAGCAGCAATAGTAAGAGTGCTTCCTGCTATAGAAGTATCAATTCCTTCTCCGCCAGTAAATGTTAGCGTTTCACTATCTAAATCAATGCCTGCTGTTCCACTATCCGAAGATATATCTAAATCTTGTGCTGTTACTTGTGAGTCTACGTAAGTCTTAATTGCTTTTGCTGAAGCAAGAGTTGTATCGCCAACGGCTACACCTGATAAGTCTGTATCTAAAACACCAGAAGCAAAGTCATCAACTTCAATATTTGAAATTGAGTTACCTGTTCCGTTAGCGTCAAATGTTTTATTAGTTAAAGTATGAGTTGATGCGTTGGTTAAAACTGAACTATCAATCTCAAAAGAAATTTCATTATCACTTACAGTAGTATCAATTCCAGTACCACCAGTAAATGTGATTGTTTCGCCTGTTGAAACTGAATCACTTGAACCAGTATCAGCGGCAAGTGATAAAGTAGATACTACAGTACCAAAAGTTAAATTTCCTGAACCATCTGTTTTTAAGAATTGGCCGTTTGAACCATCACCATCTGGTAACGTGAATGTGGTATCAGCTGTTACGGCGTTAGGAGCTTTAAGTCCTATGAAGTTTGTTCCGTTGTTAGTACCTTCATTTAATTTTAAAGTACCACCAACTGTAGATGAATTACCAATAAAAATTTCGTCTATTGCTTTATTACTATCTACTAGTAAAGCTGATGAAGCTGTTAATGTACCTTGTACGTGATCTAGTTGGTCAGTAAAGTATTGTCCGCCAATAACTGTTATATTATTAGCGTCACCTGAACCATCAACACCGCCTTCTCCTATAAAGAGTCTGTCTCCTAGATTACCTTGTGCGCCTGTTCCATAAGTATATGCTAGTTCTCCTAATTTAAGGGTACCTGGAGCAGAAGTTCCTGTACTTCTTTTAATCTGTAGTATTGTTGCCATTTAAATTTCTCTCCTTGCTAAAATGCACCACCATTGAACGTTAGTGTTCCTGTAGTAGTTTCTAATTCGTTTTTTGTTATAAATTTATCTGTAGCAGAGTCATATTGAATTAAGGCACCGTCCTCTAACGAACTGGTATTCACGTCATTTAAAGCTTTGAAAGTTTGAGAAGCAGTTGCGCTAGGCACTGATACAGAGACCTGTTGAGGTCCTGAAGAAGTATTTGAATTTATTTTCGCTCTAATTGTAGCCATTACTCTCTCTCTCTTTTAATATATTTATAATAAAAATGTACTTATAATATATTTATAATAAAAATGTACTTAAAAAAATCAATTATATGGTAACATTAGGACTAATTGTTATTATTCCTTCAATAACTCTTGTTACTGTACTGTCAGAGGTTCTAGTGATTTCTATGTCATATACATAACGTGATGAAGCGTCTAAACTTGCTGTTTGATCGGCTGTTAACGATAAGGTAATGACACCTGTTGTCGCATCTGAGGCAATAGTAGTTGTAAAAGACACTCTTGTACGAGTGCTCGAATAGCCTTGTGCCATTTTAGCACTCGCAGTATAACCTGTTAAGTTGAATGCCGTGTCGTCTGTGTTTGTTACGGTTACGTCACTTGAAAAACTTCCGCCTTGGTCAATCCTTAGATTCGCTGTTGCTGCCATTGTGTTCTTCTAATCCTTTTTTAATCTTTTCGTTGTAGTAATTAGTTAAAACATCTATTTTTTCTAACTCTATTGTGTGTCTTACTTTAGAAGTTTGAATTTCTTGTCTAGCAACAATTGTATTTCTTACATCTAACGGTAAATCACTTATAATATACTCTTTACCATCAATTGTCAATGTATCTTGTTTTACTTGTTCAGTCATTATATCCTCTTTGTATTATTATGTTATATTTATACTATGTTTTACTTAACTTTTTAGTAAATTTAGAAAAAATCACAATTAAATGATATTATAGTTTTTCTACTTTATCGAATACCAAATTCCAAGACAAATTATCTAACAATTCATCTATATTAAAATCTCTTTTATCTGTAGATTTAACATAGTCATTTAGCTCTTCAGTATCAAATATGACCCATTGATTAATAGTTTCAAAAACCATCTTATCAGATTTTGATTTAAAGTAACCTGTTTTTTCTACGCGATTTCTACCTCCACCTTTAGATGGTTTTAATGGTCTTATATCAAATTTAAAGGGTTGGTTTCCATTTTTAAGTCTACCTTCTACATCCCAAATTTCTTTTTGTCTTTGTTCTGTAGTAGCTAAAATAGGTTTCGTTAAAAGTTTTATAAACTCTTTCACTTTATTCTTCTTTAAACCAACTTGGTAAACCTATATGGGGTCTTCTATCAAATTTATTGTTTTCAGAACCTTGAGTTTTTACATTGTTATAATGTAAAAATACTTGAACACATTGCTTACCTGTAAATTCTGTTCTCCAATGTTCTAAATCACATCCCCTATAAACTAACATATCTCCTGGTTTTAAAATTACTTTAATATCTTTAGATGTTTTCTTAAAAGGTTTAAGATAAATAGGCCAGCTGTCTCCCCCTAAATTCATAGTAGTAGATATTTCACAACTAAACCTATCTTTATGTTTATGTAATATGTCTCCTTTTTTATATATTCTTGCATAAGAATATGCTGGGTATAATTTTAATTTAGTAATTTCCTCCATCTTTGGTTGACATTTTAATAATAATGTTTCCATTACAATATTGGAGTATTGAGAATATGTGTTTGGTATTTGACCGTCAGTTGGTTCATAGTGACCTATGATATTTTCAAAAGGTGATATATAGTTATGTTTCCTACAAGTATCATATACTTGTTTTTGTATATTAAAATAATTAAAAATAAACATAGCAAGATCTTTTGATATGGCTTTTTTTATAACTATATATTTGTTTTTTTTAAAACTCATTGTATTGAAAACCATCCTGTAATTATCATTTTTTCTTTATTAACAATTTGACTAACATGAGTATGTGTAAAATCTGTAGGCCATATTAAGGTTAAGCCTTTTTTAGCTGGCGTAATTATTTTTTGATATTTAAACTTAGTCCCTCCATCTTTTACATTGTTTAAATATGTCATAAAAACTAAAACTCGTGTTGACAACTCTTTTGTTGCTCTTTCACAATGCCATTCTTTAAAACCTCCATTAGGTTTATACTTTTGAATGTTAGCTGCTTGAACATTAAAATGATCATATTTATCTACTTCCGGATATCTTTTTATATATAAGTCTAGAACTTGTTGAAGATGTGCTCTATAATTTTCTATTTCTTTATCCCAATTATCTGAATGAATAGTTAGATCAGTAGAATCTTTTGTAGATTTTTTTATCTCTCCATTACCACAAACACCTTGGATAGTTTTATCTTTAAATTCATCATAATAAGAAATTAAATCGTCACAAGTTTTTTCTGGTATAAACCAGCCTCCTAAAAAACTTTCTTTTGGTGTTTTATATTCTTTTAGTTTCATATCATCTACCTTGTAAAAGCACATTCCCTGCAATAGAAATTCTTGTTTTGTTAGAACTATAAAAAGGATAGACTACATGTTGTAGATTTGAAGGAAATATAATTACACGTCCTTGATCCTCTTCATTTAATTTTAAACGGTGTGTTAAATTTTTACCAATAATTGAATTATAGTTAAATTCAAATATAGACTCAACAGGTATTTTTATCCATATATTATATGCAAGTATACCATCATGTTCATGTAATGGTAAATACTCATGTTTTTTCTGACAATTTATCCACGGTTTACCTAACACAAAAGGTGAGTCATTGTTTAAAACATTTATATTTTCTATGTAATGTGGATTCATATTATTATATTCTATTAACATATTGTTTAAAAAACTTTTTAAACTATCAAAATTTTTGTCTGAAAGATCATAATGTTTTGGAACCCCCATAGCGGTTAATTCAGATGTAGTAGTTTTTTTATTTTTTAAATTTAAACATTCTTTTAATAAAGAAGAATATAATTCTTCTGGTAATCTATTTTGTACCACACCATAGTTTGGTAATAAAAAAGTTTCTGTCATACTATTTAAAAGGATACCCTAGATTCCACATTACTAAAGAATACCTAGTTCCTCGTGTTACGGGTTTAACTCTATGATATATATAAGAAGGAAAAACAATAATACTTCCCTTTCGTATTATTTCTTTTGCTTCTACTATATTTTTTTTATTATCTGTTGAAGGATCTAAATTTCCCATATTAAACTCTAACTGACCTCCTTCGTATTCTGAACCATCTGTTAATTGACAAGTCATAGATAGTTTTCGAATTTTACCGTGCTCTGGATTATTGGGTCTATCATAAGGTTTATCCCAACTATCACAATGCCAATCATAATATTGGTTTAATTTATATTTTGTAAATTGTATTGATTCTGATCTGTCCCATTCATAATTCCATCCAGCCATTCTATTAGCTGTTTGAATATATGGATGCAATTCTTTATATAACCAAGAGTCATTTAACCAGACTATATCTGAGTTTCTTTTCTTTTTTAAATCTTTTATTTCTTCTTGTGTTAGAGGACCATTATCATATCCTGCCGTTCTAGCTAATACTTCTGATTTAGATAAACCAAACTTAATTATATCGTCACATATCCTCCCGGGTATTGCAGATTTAAAATACCAATAATGATTAGTTATGTTCATTTTTTATAATAATCTTTTTTTCATCTACAAAATAGATAGCATCTAAACTGCTTTTTTTAAATAATTCAACAGCTTCAGTTTTAGTATGAACAAGGGGTTCTCCTGCTAAATTAAGACTTGTGTTTAACAGCATAGGGCATTTTGTTAGTTTATAATATTCTTTTAAAAGGTCATATAAAAAACCATTATCTACGGTTTGTATTCTACAACTTTTATCTACATGTACTATTCCTGGAACTAAATTTACAGTATTTTTATTACATTCAAAATTAATTGTCATGTCTTTAGATTCATCTAAACCTAGGGTATTAAAATATTTTTTAAAATACTTTTTAAGTATAACACCTGCAAAAGGTCTATACCATTCACGTTTTTTAATTGTGTTAACTAATTTTTTGCAATCTTTATTTCTTGCATCAAATAATATAGAACGATGCCCTAACGCTCTTGGACCAGCTTCAGGGTTTTTTTCAAAAATAGCTACGCTTTTTTTATTATTTAATAATTTGCATATATCATTTATTGTAGCTGGCACACCTTCTTTTATTTTTGTTTCTTCATAGTAATGATAAAAATTATCTTTCGGTCTTATAATACTTTTATCTTTAGATAAATTTCTATATGCATAGTACGCAGCTCCAATAGAAATACCTGTATCGTCTGCCACTGGTTCAAAGTAGAAATTAACATTAGGTAAATTCTTTATATAGTAGTTATTTGCCACAACATTTAATCCATAGCCTCCGACTATACAAACATTTTTTATATTAGTTTTTTGTATATATTTTTTTATTAATTTTAGGGATTGTTTTTGTGTTTCTATTTGAACATGTTTAGCTTTATCTGCATAGTATTGGTAATTGTCTATATTAACATTATCTGTTATCATATGTTCTTCGTCTTTGAATCCAACCACATCATGTTCATCTCTATAATTTAAAATACTATTAAAGTTATTTATTATGGGTTCGTTGTCTAAAAAAAGAGCGGGATATTTTTTATTTCTTCCGTATGAAGAAAGACCCATAGTTTTACCATTTTCTAAAGTATTCTGTCCTATTAAGGTAGTGGCTGCTTCATATACTTTTACTATAGAATAAGGATTTCCAACTTTTGTTTCTATACCTGGATACTTTTTATTAAACCCATTTTTTATAATTATATTATCTACATTATTAGAATTATTAGAAAAAAAGTTTTTATAAATGGGAATTAAATTATCTGGATAACTACATTCAAAAACACTTTCTGCTTCTCTACATGCATCAATATCATTACAAAAAAATATGGAACCATTTCTATCTATTACAAAAGTCAAAGCTTTTTTAAATCCACTATTGTAGAAGGCAGATGAAGCATGACACAAATGATGAGTTAAGTAAGAAAAATTTTCCATATTAATATTGAATAATTTTCTAATATATTCTTTATAAAAAAACTCAGTGTCACCACCTCTGTTAGAAGGTGTACAATATAATATGTGATCTATCTTACCAAAATTTTTAGATTGATATAGTTGTAAAGATTTAAAAGGATTTTTATCTCTCTTTACTCTAGTTAATCTTTCTTCTTTACAGAAAAATTCTATTTCACCATCTTTTACAGAACAAACCGAACTGTCATGTGTTGTATTAAATGCTAGTATTCTCATATTAAAAATAATTAAAATTTATTGCTATTCTTTTTTCTGTATTTGTTTGACTTACTAATCTGTGGGAATGATATGAATCAAAAGTTATCATTGAGTTTTCTTTACAGTATATTTTTATAAGTTTGTTATTGTCGTCTTTAATTTCTGTATAACCATTATTATCATTTATATAAAATAAAGAAGTCTTACATTTAAAACTTTGATCAGTGTGCCAATTAGAATAATATTTTTTATCTAAAATTAAATTTAAATTAGCTCTTATACTTATTAAAGATTTAACATTTAAATGTTTTAAACAGTTTTCAGCTATGTAATAGAAGC